CACCCATATAGTCATGCTCATTTTCCCAGTTCTTAAACATAGGCTCGGTTGGAAGGTTGGCGTGCTGACCCTTGCCACCCATCTCATGACCGTAATGACTCTTCTCACTATCGTAATGCTTTGCCATTGAAGGCCTTTCGTAGAAAACGCAGCTCAGCTGCAAGGTTAATAAAAGCCTCTAACTACGCGTTTCGGGCTATTTGTTCTTTTTGGGTTTCTTAAGCGACTTAATGTACTTCTTCTCAAGTACCTCGTGCTTCTCTTCTTCACGTTCGCCCTTAAGAAACTGTTTCTCCAGCGCGCGCTGGTTTACCTTTGACTTCTTCATTAGTCTCTCCTGTAACTTTATCCTGAATAGTATGCGCTAACGTAACCATACGCTCAATGTGCTCAAGGTCCATACCATCTATTTCTTTAAGCGCCTTAATCAAGTTCAATAAGGCTGTGTCCTCATCACGGTGTGCTGCGGCGGTACGCTCAACAGCCATCGCTTTATTCTCTTCAATACGCGATAGGCGTTCAAGCCCCAAACCTTGGTCAGCAACCGCACGAGAACGCGCTAGGTCAGTACGCGCTTGTATCTCTTGCATTTGCACCTGTTGCTGCATTTCTTGCGCCTGAGCAGCCTGTTGTTTGATTTGTTGCATCATCTCAATAAGCTTCTTCTTATCCTGAATCGTTGCCGCCTCAATAAGCGCTTCGTCAGGTATAGGCAAGCCAATCTCACGCATCTGTAAGAGCTGAGCAAAATGCATCTGCTTCTGCGTAGTGGTATTAAATCCTTCATCAACAACAGCATCGTACTTACCAAACGCCTTATTGTAGAACTGCGGCGTAGGCTGCTCACCCTCAAGGATCTTCTGCACCTTACCAGGCGTAAAGTTAGACTGAATAACATCAAGCATCAAAGAACCTAAAAGCTTCTGAGAACGGTCAAGCTGATCAAACAGTGACTGTAATGTCGTGAGGCCAGCACCTTGACGCAAAGCGCTTAAAATACCAGCTGTAGTCTCATTTTCACTGCTACCTAGGAGCTCCTCGTTCACGCCAGATATCTCTTGAATTTCTTTGCCCAAAAGCTCAGAAAGCTGCATCATCGATGGCGGTATTTGGGGGGCTACGATCTGCTGAACGTCGGTGATCTGCGCCTCATCTTTAAGCGCTATGCCCTTACCCTGACCGGACATAAAGACGTCTTTAGGATTAACGAGCGCATTCTCTTTATAGATAAAACCAGAGGCTACTTGTGACTCTAAGATATCTAATTCGATAACCTTGCGGCGGTTGTAGAGGTACTGCGCATCGCGTAATCCGCGAACCATGCCCTGTATGCGCCATGGGAAGTATGGCATCTGAGGGTTATAATACGCAAATACCGGCACAAAAGGATAACGATCGATGCCGATCGGGTTAGGGCCATCGTATATCACTCGTCCTTGCACTACAATCGCCAACCTTACCGTAGGTACGTCCTGCTCAAGAAGCGTGACCTCAGGGTACGTATTCATATATAACTTAAGACGGTCATTATCCTCGCTCTTCCACTCAAGTGTCTCGCCCGTCTTTGTATCGACGAGCATCTTCTGACGACGGTAGTCACGATAGTAAAACTCATCGTAGGACATAAGGTTCTTCATGCCGACATTGTACGTCTCAGGCATAAACTGAAACTTACCATCACGGTTATCAGGCGCAGAAAGAGCCATAATCTCATCAGTGTACTGAGGGAGGAGTGAGAGGACCTCGCGCTTGCTTATATAGGAACGCTTCCATAAACCATTGCAGTCCGAAAGATCAGGCTTGCGAAAGTAAGGATCAACAAGAAAAGAGTTATATGAACAGTTATCGACCTTAATGTTTCCTGAGATAGGGTCGGAGCGGTAATCTACCCAAAGGTGTAAGAGGTTCATGCCGGCAACAAGAGCGCCCTGAAAGGATTCAGAAATGGTTTCAAGCACGCCTTCTCGTTGGTTCACCCACATAAGAATTTTTGTAAATTGGTCGGCAGTCTGAGCATCGCCATTCTCGACCGGTTCGCAGATGGTGGAGCGTCTATTACGTCGCTGGTGACCAGAGACCATTTGGACGGTGCGTCTAATGCGATTAAAATTAAACTGACGGCGACGATTTGCAGGAAGATTGCCATAAAGATCATTCCATAAAGCCTGATCTCCGGCCTCGAATCTGGTGTCAGTGTCCGCCTCACCCCAAAACGTCTGGTTAATCGTGATACTCTCCGCAATTATGCTCTTATCTACTTCAGAATTATAGGTAGGCCCAAGCATGGGAAACAATGACATAGACGATCCTTCGCTTACTACAAATAGAAGATCCCCAATTTAGATACTTGTAGTCTAGAATCGCTATGCCAACAGCGCAAGATTATTGTTATCCTCAAATGTAATAATAAGATGTTACTTTGTTATCGCTTGTTCAAGTAAATGATAATAAGCTTCGGGGATCTCGTTGTATTTTTTCTGGTAATAAGCAATGACCTTACGTTGATCTTCCACGAGCTTATCAAGCCATTCGATCTTATCTTTACAATTAAAGCAACAAGACGACCACTTATCACCAAGGTGCTTCTTCATAGCCTTTTCGTGCTCTTCTTGCGTGGTAGCAGGATAGTAGTTCATAGAGTCCTCTAGGTAGTGACAGAATGTCACGGACTGCCTTTCCATAAAAACACCTCCTGGACCCACAGCGGTAAGCTAGCCGTCACGCGAGGCTTACGCACTTCATCCAAGAGGTGTTTGTTTTACTCCCGCCCAAAGGTGTCTACTCAAAGTGCGGGAGGCGTGTTCGCGTCTACCCCGGGAGAATGTCGTTATCACATTCATAAAGGGAGACTCGAGCAATCTATCCAAATATCTTATGCCACATAGCTTTGGCCCAGTCGTAGACCTGTACTAAGTGTGTATATGCCGAACTAAGCCACTCGCGTACCATGCCAAAAAACGGCTGTAACGCTTGCAAGAGTGCTTTAAGCTCTTCATACCAGGTAGATGCTTCTTGTTGCAAGGCGCTCAACTGCGTGAGGCCATTAAGGATAAGATCTGCTCCCTTAATCTTGTGGGCTACGAGATCATTAAGAACATTAAGTGCCGCAGACTGTAAATTACCTACGACATCATTAGCTGTTGCTGTTGCCATCCGAATCTCCTTTAGTTAAAGTGCGCCGGCGTGATGGGTTGTAACGTTAATCGGTTGACACAATACAGTTCACGCCGGCACGGTAGTATGAACGGTTGTAGTTTAATCCAGTAAATGGAAAGTTCAAGGCTTCTCCCGCTCACCCTTTATTTTTATTGGTGATATCCGCTCTTCAAGCACAAAATGTATAAATCTAGGTGCAGGAAGGTGAAGCGGTTTACATACCTCTCCGACTTGGACTCGAACCAAGCTCCCCGGATCCTAAGACCCGCGTTCTACCACTGAACTACCGGAGAAGTTATGGAAGTGTAACAGGCTACATAATAATTTCAACAAAGGGAGAAAACTAGACCTTATTAAAAGTGACTCTCTGTATCCTGGAACATGCGGGGCAGTTGGGCTCTGCTGCCGGACATGGCTTCTGCATAAGCACGGTCGATGTCTTCAGATGACCTGCTGTCTCGTGTTTTCGGTAATGATGTACAGAGATAGCGCATACCATCACAAAAATGTGACCACTGGTCGTGTAGGGGCGTTGTCTTATACACCTTGCGCTTATCATCCCATTCTTGTCGGTAGTTCTCTAGAGCTTTAATAAGCTGCTTGCACTTAACCTCATCTATCCAGCACTTGGGCAGTGTTGAACGTACCGCCTCTATACCATCTTCAATCGAATAGTTACCAGCAACGGTAAAAGGTATGCCTAATTGCTTGGCTTTCTCGATACGCGTCATGCCTGAGCCCCATTCTTTGACCGCTATATCATGGGGAGCAATATAACGACCCATCTGATAGGGCTTACCCTGTATAATCTTTGCATAAAACTCTAAGCCCTCTTTTGAGTTCTCATAACAGTCTAAAATGCGCACACAACCACCTATATTTTGCCACCATATAATCGTGGTTGAATCCCTGACGCCAATATCGATGGCCAAATGCACTTTGAAGGCAGGTTCCCAGGGGACCATACCAATCTGATTATTGAGGCGCATCTTGTCAATGTAACGTGAATAGTAGCTTCCCTGCACACCCATAGACCAATCACAAAAATACTCCTGCCTCGAAAGATCCCATGAAATCTCACCGCGCTCTATCTCCCGCTGTATCTCAAGTATGGGTATATGTCCCGTGTCTTCAACGGTAAGGAGTTGAGAGAACCATATTTTAGGGTTATGCGTAGCTATGTTCCAGAGCTCCCATGCGGCATTATGTCCTCGCGGCGTTGTTATGTAGACCTCAAATGAATCCTTCTGCGCCATAATAGCAGGGCGCAAGAGCTGGGCAGCTTTAGGGTCCTGCAAGGCGTATTCTGAATAGATCACACCAACAGGGTTAGTACCGACAAGACGATCGTAGTCGGTTGAGCCTAGGATTTGTATAAGTGAACCATTAACGAGCCGTATCTTCATCTCGGTGGAGTTAGTAGATTCGATTTGATCCGGTGGTATATAGTCAAGAAAGCGCTGACCGTCGATAGTCATGCTATCCCACAAAATACGGCGACCCTGTGAGTAGGTTGGGTAAATTAGATAATAAACACCGACGCGCTCAAGTGCTTTGAGTATGAGTGCATTAAAACAAACCAGGTCTTTGCCTGAGCGTCGAGCCCACACGCACATTAAGCGCTGTTTCTTCTCAAGGAAGAGGGCTTTCCAAAAGGGGAGTTGGTAGGGTCTCAGTTGAAACTTCCTCAGATGTAGCTTGCTGTCTAAATCCATCATCTACTCCCTCCATGGCGTGTGATACGACCGTCTTTATCCTGATTATCGTTTCTTCTTGTTCCTTGAGTGATTCCGCTAGTTTAGCTGCAAGTTGGGATGCTTCAAGAGCTAATTGGGCCGTCTCTCGTTCCCTTTGTTTCCAGACGCGTGAGTAATGAGCTTGCACTAAAGCAACGGTAGAGGCGTGCAGACCAAAGGTTAGCGCACCTTCCTCTCTGATTACCCCCAAACCCATGCGAATATGCTCATCGGTTAGTTGGAGTTGTGGCCATTTCTTACACCACGTATCCCAGAGTTCGTAGGAGAGTTTTTTTGCATGCAACCATTGTTCGAGTGTCTTTGCGTTGGGGTTGTCTATGTAGTACTGTTCGGCCTCTTGGCAAAGGTTATTGATGAAAGCCTCTCCGACGGGGCGTTCTCGCCAAGCGAAGATCTGTTCGCGCCAGTCAACGATCGTTGTTTGCTTTTTTGGCACTGTGTTATATTGAAGTTTTTTTGACATAATAATTGCGACTCACGCTAAGGGGTCCTTTTATCTCACTTCGTAGTGGCCTTTACGTGTCTCTATCTTACCAAGGTTATCGAGATATTTCATAAAATATTGATTAGCGACTTTATCGCCGCATATCTTACGCAGGTTCTTAACGGTGTCTTGGATCAATGGGTCGTTAACCATCTCACGACGCTTTGCAAAGAACTCTTCCTCGGATAGGTTGGCGTGTTCTGGGGATTGCCATTCGAGGCGCTTGCGCTTGCCTTGGCAGACCATAGTCTCTTCGTAAGAATCTTTAAAGGGCTGGGCTTCAGGGTCGGCGCGTAAATACTCTTCCATAAACATGCTCCAGTAAACAACAATGAGATAACCACATCGTTATTGTACCGCATTTACTGCCTCTATTCTACGAAATACTGGGCCAACCAAGGGATACCATCCTCGGAGGCTATAAATACGCTGCCATTATTTGATTGTTTCCAGATAAAAGCGAGTGTCAATGAAAAATCATCGCCGCAGGGGGGCAAAACCAATACTTTAGGCTTTATGGTAAAATCGCCTTCCCATCCTTTTAACTTTGCTTCGTCTAGTGCCTTATAAAGACGCGAGGCTAGAACTGGAATGCCATAAATTCCGCTATCCATGCCATTATGGTCTATTTTACGGATAACATCCTCGCAAGAAGACAGCAAACCAAAGCCATGATCGATAGGAGGGAGCATATAGATAAACATCGTGGGCCTTTCTTATAACCAAGTCTTATTAAGTTCTTTGTGACAGGTACAATCCATCTTTTTGTATTCATTAAGTTTAGATTCGTAGATAGCGCCAAGCATTTCACGTTGAGCTTCCGAGGTGGTGTTAAGCATAATCTTTTCGGTAAGTTGCTTCATCGAGAAGTAAATAAGCTTACAGGTGTTCTCGTGGTCGGGGGGGGCGTCCTTAAAGGTTTCCACCATGGGTGAAGAGGTAAGTTGTTGTTTCACGGTTTCGAGTCCAGCTAATTGGTGAAGGTCATTAAAATCGGTACAGT